TGGTATATGTAATTTACCTTCTAAAGTCTGAGGTAATTTATTATCAAATTGAAACATCCAGTCTGTTGGTTCTAGAATTTCTACCTCTCTATCGTTTTCATCTCTATGCCATACCAGTTCTTCTTCCGGGATGTCTTGGGTAAATTTTCTATAAATGTATTCCTGTGTCTGTAACTGTTTGTAAGGTCTCATACTACCAATACCCGCTAAAATTTCTTGATCCTCCAAGTGACTTCCAATATCTTCCGATATTACAAGCCCAGTATCCTGGTTTTGTTTTATCTTTTTTAGTAGCACATTGATGACGGGCAGCAAAAGAAGCTCTTGCTCCTGGTTCATCTATCTTAACATTCAATCCTGTTGTACCTCCGAAAGATACTTTTACTACATTTCCTTTTTTATTTTTAGTATAAACGTAGAATTTTTTAGATCCTCCTCTTTTTGGTTTGTTTAAAGGAACATCCTTACCTCTGTATTCTCCTTCGTCTAATTCTTCATCGACCATTGGAAGATCTAAAGGTACTTTTTGTCCTTCATACATTCCATATTCTCCGATATCTGTTAATTCTAGTAGTAGAATATCCTGTTCACTTAATACGATTTTACCGTCTCTAAAGGCCTGTCTTGCTTCAGCAAACAATTGTATAAACGAATCAGAGGAATAACGGTAGACACATTCAGATAGTGTTAGGTTATTGTTTAAATGGTATTGCAGGGTTGGTAATCCTACTATTTCCTGTAATCTTATCATAAGAAATCTTTTCTAAAATATCTTCCTTCTATATTATCATTTATATAGTTAGAATCTGGTTCTATTACTCCTTTTATAAATAGTAATTTGTTCTCATAGTATGTATGTAACTTTTTATTTGGGGTAAAGATAAGAATTTCTCTTGAGAATTCCGACTGTTTTCCTTCTTTTATTAAGCTTTTTATTTCTGAGTGAGAACCGTAATATGTCTTCCAATCAGATTCTTTCTTAACTATTTTAGATTTACTAGCTCTTTTATCTGTTATTAAAGCTAATTCTTTTTTACCTAAAGCTTTTTTTGTAACAGAAATAAGTTGCTTCTTTCCTAAGTACTTTCTACCGGTTGGTAGATGTGTTACTTCATAGATAAACCCGAAGTTGTCTCCGGGCATATCTGATAGTTCTCTAATTTCTTTATTTTTATATAACCACATTTTTTATTTTATTTTCTATTAAGATAGTGTATCTACTGTCAATGTACCGCCTGGTGCTATACTTAATCTGTATAATGTTCCTGATACATCGTTCATGTATATATAACTCGGAGCTCCTTTTATATTTAAAGATCCTGTTACATTCAATGAACCTGTTACCTGTACTGTACTTCCTGATGCAAATAGTAGATTTTTTCTGCTTGCTCCTGTTCCTGTACCGTTTCCGATAATAAAAGCAGATTGTGCTGATGATGTTATATTATATTGCCCTGTTACATGTTGATAGATTCCTACTGCTACAGTGTTATTTCCTTCTGCATGTGAAAAAGATCCGCTTGATACAGTATTATAACCTTCTGCATGTGAAAAGTTTCCTAATGCTATTGATGAATCTCCTTCTGCGTGTGAATAATCTCCTCTTGCAATTGTTTCAAAGCCTTCTGCATGAGACCAGCTTCCTGATGTTATTGTGCTTTGTCCTTCTGCATGTGAAAAGTTTCCTAATGCTATTGTTTGATCCCCTTCTGCATGTGCCCCTATACCTATTGCTTGAGTTAGCTGCCCTTCTGCATGTGACCAAATACCTATTGTTTGTGTAGCATTTCCTTCAGCATGTGAAGAGCTTCCTGATGCTAATGTGTTGTCTCCTTCAGCATGTGAGTAGTCTCCTGATGCTATTGCGTAATACCCTTCAGCATGTGAGCTTTCTCCTGATGCTGAAGTGTAGTATCCTTCTGTATGTGATGATTGTCCGTTTGCTACTGTAAACTGGCCTTCTGCATGTGAGTAGTCTCCTGCTGAAATTGATCCGTATCCTTCAGCATGTGATGTAAGTCCTGTAGAGTTTGTACTTCTTCCTTCGGCATGTGATGCTATTCCTGATGCTACTACATTATCTCCTTCAGCGTGTGAATAGTTTCCTGAACCTATTGATCCTTTTCCCTCTGTATGTGAATAGTCTCCTGTTGCTATTGTAGTTGCACCTTCTGCGTGTGAATAATCTCCTATTGCTACCGACCCTCCTCCTTCAGCATGTGAATAAGATCCTGATGCAATGTTATAAAATCCTTCAGCGTGTGAATAAGATCCTGATGCTATTGATGAGTACCCTTCGGCATGAGAACCTATACCGTGGGCTACTGTGATTACTCCTTCTGAGTGAGCATAATTATCCTTGGCAGTAGTTGTCCATCCTTCAGCATGAGAACCTGTTCCTGTTGCTTGGTTACTGACACCTTCAGCATGAGAGTACAGTCCTGTAGCTGCTGTACTAAATCCTTCTCCATGTGAGAATCTACTATTCGGTGCAGAAATACTTCCATTTCCGTTAATTAAAGATCCTGTTATTTGAATCTGACTATTTGTAGTTGAAACCCCTACACTCCCTGTCCATTGTGAAATAATTGGAATTGTAAAAGACATACTTATAGGTCCTGGTACTGCACTTCCTGTATCACCGCTTCCTGTAGTGAAGAGTGTTATAGTTCCGTTTGAATAAGATGCTGAATAGAAGAATGAGGAGAAGTTGGTGTCTAGCTGCTCATATGTTAATGCTGATCCTGTTATTGTTCTTAATGTGATTGCCATATCTTTAAATATCTATTTTTACAATTATTGTCATTTCTGTGTTAGCAGATTTTGGTACCGGCCTATTTACTTTTCCTACCGCTATTAACTGGTTTGCATCATTATACAGACCTACTGTTGTAATATATGGTTGAAAAGCACTTCCTGTTAGATTATTATTTAATTCCCCCGTACTTACATTAGTACCTGTACTATATACTTCATCTATATTATCGTAAACTGTTTTTAATGAACTTGATAATGCTGTAGGATTATAAGTAAAATTAAATTCTGACTCTCTTGCTTTACAGTGGTAGTTATGTGTAAATATTGGTTGACTTGATTTAAAAGCTAGTACTGATTTACTAGAATAGTATTTTATTGAACTTGCTGCAAAAGAAGCTACTGATATATCTGTTATAATTGCCATCCCGTGAGGGTATATTATATCTCCCACATACTTTCTAGGAGAGCTTCCAGATATGTAAAGCTGTCCTTCTCCATTATCTAATATAACATTTGAGATTGTTGATGGGATAGGATCCCAACCTCTAGGAGGTTTTCTTTCTGCTGAATCAAATGTTTGTAAATACCCATCTGCTATATAACCACCTACTACTGGTTGGAATATTTCGTAAAGATTTTGTACTAATGTAAATACGAAACTCTCTGGTTTTATTGCAGTTCCGTATAGATCTCTAGGTATACTCAACAGAAAAGCTCCTGTTGTTAATTCTCTAGACTGTGATTGGTAGAGTGTAGTTTGTGGGTAGTAATCGAAAGCACTACTTGTAACACTTCCGGATACTTTAGTTGGGTAGTAGAGTTGCTGTAGACTGCTTTCGCTAATACCAGATACGTTATTGTTGTATGTTATATTATATGATGAGAATTGACTACCAGTTATTGCCCATGACTTATGGGCAACATAGGTAGTTATAAAAGCGTCTTGTTTGTTTAATTTTTTGTAAGCACTCATTCATTAATAATCCAACTTGATTCTTACTAAAGCTTCTTTTGTAAAATCTTTTAATAAAGGTTTTGATAATTTAGCAACTCCTAATAAATCGTTGTTATCGTTATATAGTCCAACTGTTGTGATATATGTCTGAGGATTGTTGATCATTACATCATGTCTCAATTCTCCTGATCCTGTTATGTTTGATGGATTAGTAGAGTAGTTAAACTCACTATTTCTAACTCGAATAAATACAAAGTTTGAGGAAATAGTCTCTTCAGATCTTACTGAGAAGGATCCTCCTTGTTTTACCATTGTGAAGAATAAGTCTAGGTTATTTGGGGTAGCACTGTTGCTAGCTTCATTTAATACTGCTGCTATTCCTCCTCCTACAACTGGCGCTTTTAGAGCTTCCCCGTTGAATATAATAACTCCTACATCTGGTAAGAATTTTCCATAGGATCCTGAGTTAAGGGTAAATCCGGTTGTTGTTAGTCCTGTAAATGCACTTCCGTTCGATCCTGATACTATATCGTATACTCTTCCTGAATCTGTGTAAGAGACTGTTGTTAAGTTTGCACTATTATCAGTAAGTTTAATTGTATTAGATCCTGATGTTAGTGTTATATTAAAGCTACCTGGTTTTAGTTTCTCTTTATATCGAGATCTATTTACAGATAAAATATACACTGAATTTGGAATAGTTGTTCCAAAAGTAAAATCTGTATCCTCATCTCCATTTACTAATGTTCTGTACTGTCCATAAGTTACTGAAGAAGGTGATTTACCTACAATTCCGTTTATGTTTTCTGAACCTGATCCTAACCTATTTCCATATGCCGCTGCAAACTGTATTGCAGTTCCTGTAGCATTTGGATCTAGTTGATAAATATTATAATAGTAATTACCTGTGGTACTACTTACCTGTGATGATGCAGTAAAGAAAGCTGTTAATTGTGTAGCTTGTCCTGACCAAGCAGGTGCTACTACTGCCTCTGCACTTATTGTGATATCTTCTGGGTCTAATCTTTTAAATGACATAGCTTATTATTGGTTTACTTTTACAATAGTTACAGGGATTGTTAATCGAGCTCCTGAATCTCTTCCTATTACTGTAATAGTTGTTTGTAGTGTTGTGTTTTCTCCAAACAATGTGTTAATTGTTGTACCAGTTAGGTTGATTGAAGTTCCTATTACAGTTTTAGAAACATTTGTTCCTAGGGTTGTAGTAGAGTTTAGTGCTGCTGCATCTGGTGTGTTGATACCAACTCCGTTAAATGTATTTAATACTCTTGCATCAGCGATTGTTGCTACATATCCTGCAGATTCAAATGCTTGAGAGGATCCTAAATAGTTTAATGTTTGAGGAGTGATTGCAAGTGATGCTCCTTGTTTTAATCTGATTGCTGAGAATCCTAAATCTAGAATTGGTAACTTAGCGGTTCCTCTTGGAAGAGTTGTAAGTTTGTATTTCATGATTTGAGTCTCATCAGGGAATGCTTCCAATAATGGCATAGCCTCGATAGCTTCTCCGAAATATGCAGATCCAGATGGATGGTCAGGATTATATAATGTATAATCGATTTCATCATCTGCTAGAGCATATTGTGTAATCTTAAAAGAACCGTCTCCTCTTGCAAGAAGTTCTCTACCTTTTTTTGTTAAAATTGCATCTACTGTTACGACAGTATTGTTTAAATATCCCATTGTCTATTACTTTTGTTAATAAATATATGATTTTATACTTTCTAAAAAAACTTACTAAATAGTTGGCGGTGTACTTCCAGATACTAAATACCCTAGTAAGTCTGTATACGCTATATACCCTGTATCTTTTAGTCTTATTTTACCTTGCTTTACCGGTGAAGGTTTACTTCCTTCTAATTCAAACATTCTAATACTCTGTATTTTATATAATCGGTCATTTGCACTTATCGTCTGTTTAGGTGTGTTATTCCACCCTCTTACTACTTCTAAGGTATAATCATTACTTGTGCTACGTCTAGTCATTGATATAACTTTTATAACTTCTTGACCATACGCACTACTAAAGTAATCTCTTTTTATAAGTAAGTCTCCTGGTTGATATGTTACTAAAGGCCTATTTGTTATCTCAGCTATTACTATTATTTCTGCAGCAGTAGTATCTGAGTATGTTTGGTCCATGTAAAATAGGTATGGAGCTTCTAATGCAAAAGCAGGATATGTTTCTAAGCTATTATGAAAGTATTCTAGGTAAGTCCTTTCTGCTACATCTACATTGTTTATTTCTGTATCCGGTGTCTGTAGTGGGTAGTACGTACCTTGTAAGCTTGATCCTAATATTGCGGAGTCAATACTTGAATATGTTAAATTATTTGTAGCAGTACCTTCATATCTTGCATTTGTCCATCCTGTATCTGAGTATAAGCTATCTTGTACAGCGGCAAAAGTTGTAGAAGTATCTTTAAGTATATAGCTGGAAAGTCTATTATCTTGTGCTGTATTTAAAATTACATTATAATCACTTACGTAAAAACTTCCTCCTCTTAAATTAGGTAAAAGTATAACTTCTCCATCTTGAACTACTTCATTTAGTGCAGGGGCAGTGTATGATATATAGGGTGTAATATTTCTTGGTTCTACTGTAAAAAAGTAATACCTAAAGGGTGCTGTTCCTCTAATAACTCTAGAGGTTATTTGAAGTTCTACAGTTGCTCCGGGGTCATTATCTACTGGTAGTGTTACGGTCTGTACTTGTTCAAGAGTATTTTCTACACTATTACCTCCGTTATCGTTAAAGGGGACTGTTACTCCTAATACTATCACGGGTGTAGATTCTGTACACCATATATTAATACCTTCTGGGTATAGATCTGCTATATCGAGAAATTCCTGCTGTGTTAAGTTTGCCATTTTTACTTGTAATACTTCTTATTGTTTATCTAATTACGGTACAGGATTAAAAAGATCAGGATCAAATATATCATCGTAAATACATGTATCAGTTCCTAAAGCTTCTTTATTATGAACCAGTATTCCGTTTGCATAGTACGTATAATGTTCTTGTAATTTAAAGTTATACACTTTTTCATAAGCTCTATTACTATCTAGCTCTATATTACTAATTTCTACCTGTACTCCTTCTTGTGTTAGTAATATATCTCCTTTTTCAAGTTTAGAAACTTCAAGTTTATGATCTTTTTCAGTTGCAGAAGGTGAGTATGAACTCCACCCTTTACTTACTTCCCAGAATGGATGTTCTGTCGTAGCTTCTATAACTGTTTCATTACTTAACGTATACTTAACAATATCTTTCTTAGTTGGAGAAGTAATTGCTAATACTTCGCTAATAAGTTCTTCATCTGTTATTTCATTATAGGATAGTACTTTATCTCCTACTTTTATTGTATCAATACGTACTGTTGACCTATCGGCAAGAGTAACTAAAGTATCTCCTGTGAAACAGCATAGATCTAATCCATCAAAATTATCTGGATCTGGAATAATAGGGGGTCTTAGTCGAATAGATGGTGTACAGTCGTTACTTTCTACAGCAGTTATTTGTATGAAGAAAGTTTCCGAGTATATTCCGTTTGAGTTAGGGTCAACTTGTGGGTTAGCAGCTAAAAACTGATCCGAATATCTTATTCTAAATAATGCTACATTTCCTCCTATACTATATGGGTGGGAGAAAATTTGATTGCCGGTAGGTCCGTAGTACCATTCCCATTGGTATATTGGAATACCGTTAAACGGTCCTGCTAAGAATGTACCAGAGTTTGATGTAGAAAATGCACCTGGATTTATTATGTTAGCGGGACGTACAAGTTGATCTACTACTGTACCTAATCCTCCTTCAACTGGTTCATATACTCTTATTCTGTACACTTCATTATCTGGATCTATTCCTGTAAAGAATCTTGCTAATCCGTAATTATACTCATTTGGTGTTCCAAAAATAAGTATATTATCTGTGCCTAAATACCCATTTGTAGTCCATCTACCTATTCCTCTTGTTACAATTTCGTTTACATATAGTGAAGATGTTACTACACTACATAATCCTGCTACAATTGGATAAGTAAATGTACATGTTAATGGTATTTGAGTATCTCTTACCGTTAGTGTATATGTGTCGTTTTGAGTACCGCCAAAGTATACACCTGTTGCTCCTGCAAGTAGTCCGTTGTATACCGATGTTGGTCCTGTATTGTTTATTATGTTTAGAGTTACATTAGAGGAAGGGTTTTGAGACCCTGTCACAAACCATGATGTAACGTTATAAGTATCCGTTTCTTTAACACTTGATCTAAAAAATCCTGATTGATCAATATCACATACTGCAACTTGTACATTAATTGATGAAGTACATATACTAGCAGTTACTCCTGCATTTGAAGCGGTTAATGAATGGGTAGAGTAGTTTGCATAATTATTTGTATTAAAAGGAAATGTATAACTTCCTGTAGGAATATTACTACTTGTTATCTGATATTGCATAGATACTTGTGATAATCCTGTAAATATTGCATTACTACTCCAGCTTCCTGAATCTAGGTATAGGGTCTTATTGCTCCCGCTATAATATATTCCTCCATTTACATTTGTATAAGAGTTATATGGAGCTAATATACAGAGTCCTTCTGAATTTAACCACCTATTTACGTCAAAATTATTAGTAAAAAATGTTGGTGTTTTAAATAAGTTTGCATTATTAAGTTCTCCATCTGTTACTCTAATTGAACTGTTTCTCAATTCTCCGTCAAAACTAGCTTCTTGATGGGTGTGCCTGTTATCAAAACCTACCCCGAATGGTGTTTGAATACTTAAAATGTAAGAAGTGTTTAGCTCATCTCCTACTTGGCCTTGTGTTACAGTTGTATACACCCCACCATTACCTCCTACTATAAAACCAGTGTCAATTGAACCTGTATATTCTGGTCTTGATCCTGTTAGTATTACAGATTTAGCTTTATTTCTCTGAAGTAAGTATGGTTTAATAATTATACCTGTATCTGCTGTTGATCTAGCAGGTATAAAGTCTTTTACCATTTTGAAAATAGTGTTATCAAAAAACTTAATCAGTCTAACAAAATCCTGTACATTATAGGCGTCTGATCCGCTCATAATTTGATCTGTTAGTAAACTTAAACTACTTGTTACATTTCTAGAAGGTCCTATATTGTAATAACTATCTAAGTATAAGTTTCTAGGATCTCCTAAATAGTTGTCTATATTAAAATTAGATAAAGATCCTGTTGATAGAGATTTTGAAATAATGTAATTATCTACATTATCTGTAGGAGAGAATCCTATTTCAATTGGATGTAAGTCGTCTGTATATTTATACTCTCTTTTTACTGTAGAGGTATATTGAGATAATGTACTTCCAGTTACAATACTTCCTGTGTTATCTAAACGTACTTTATCTAAAGAACTCGTATAATACCTATAGTCTCCATAGAAAGGTCTTTCGTTTACATTTCTACCTCCGTATATTTTTATGTCTAATATATCTGAAGGAATTCCAAAGCAGTTTATCAATGCTCTTAAACCTCTTTCAGTTCCTTTTGATTTTAACAGTAAAGGAAGATTATGATACATTCTCTTATAAACCTCTCTTTGGTAGTTATCAAATGAAGAAGGTTGTATTGAAGCGTTTGAACCTGTTACTGATCCTGTTACATAGGTATTTATTACCTCACTTCCTGATTGGTAAGGTTGTCCTATAAATGATGAGAATAGATCTTCTACTGATTTATTTGAAGTATATAACTTTACTCCAAAATTTTTCAATACCTCAGCAACTAAGTCTCTAGATACTCCAAAATCTAATCTATTATCTGCATTATATTTATCCGATACTCCTTTTGCATATACCCACATATTGTCAAAATGTTGACCAATCATATGGATAAAAGTTATATAACTTGCGTTAGAAGAATCATCTCTAAGATAAGAAGGTATACTGTTTATTAATATATTAGTGTTTGTAACATCGTATGTAGCAGCTACGGTTTGTTTGTTACTAAACCATATATCTCCTACTGAGGTTGTATCATTTATATACGGTTTTGTGTTATTAGTTTTTGGCCAGCTATTACTTCCTGATTCGTAATATAGAAATCTTTCGTAGTGATCAAAATTGTTTACTATACCTTTTACTAAACTTTCGTAATACGCAAGACTTCCTGTAGTTCCTAGTGAAGGTGTTGTAACTGTTTGAAAACTCGCAATTTGTGCATTATAGGATTGTATAAGATCAAACTTGTACTTAAAGTTTAATAACCTTTCTTGAGCAGATGAAAAATGTACAAAATTATTGTAATCGTTATGATCTATACTTAGCTGTACCCCTTTACTGTTTACTAGTGAGTATAGTTCATTAGTTGTGTTAGAGATAGGTAAACTTAGTAAAGTATCATAGTCATAATACCCCGTAGGTATTACACTCTCATCTATGAGGTCTAGGTTGAAGTTTGGAGATCTTAATTCTAAAGCAGGTACTTCTTCTGTTTCTAATATACTTGTAACTTCGTAGACTACACTATCGCTTACGAGTTCTACAACACTTACTGTAGATTTTACTGGAATATCTTCCGGTAATGGTTCGTATAGTTTTATGACTACTGAGGTATCGTCTACTTCTTGTAATGTATCAATATTTATCCCTATAAATAGATTGTTGTCTAATAAGTTTATTCTAAACTCATTAAAGTATGACTGTGTTTCTAACCTTGTTTTTACGGCAGAGGTAAATGATAATACCTCCTCAGAAGTTAAATTAAAAGTCTTAAGTTTTAATTCTGTTCTATCTGGTGAGATTAAGTCAATAAAGAATTCAACAGTACTTCTATTTTCTGCATAAAGATCATCTACGAAGTTGTATAGTAGTTTTACATCTCCATTACCGTACCCGTATAGTTCTACATCCGCAACCGGATCTACAGTTAGTACAGAAGCACCTTCTTTTCCTGCTGAAGCAGCATTACCTAATTCCTTATAGTTTATATAGTTATAGTCACTTTCTATTAATTCTCCAGCAAGATTGTATATATGTAACTCTACTGAATGTTTGTTACTGTCAAATAGTTGATTTATCTGAAAGTTATTAACTAATGCAGTATCTTCTTGAGAGAATACTTCTATATTAGGTATACTTTGAGGTGTATCTTGATTGACTGTATATGTAATGTTTGTCATTATGTAGTAGTTGTTTCTAAATCTAAAATCTGTTGATTAGCTTGTAAAAGCTCTCCTCTTAATTGTGCAATTTCATCTAATAGAGGTTGTATTTCTTCTGTATTTGCTTCAAAATTTATTAATTCTGAGCTTTTTCTTACTAGGTATTCATGTGAGTTTGTTTCTCCTTCTACATCTATAACGAAATATAGTTTCTCATATAATCTAAAAAACTCATCCACAGTATCTGTATCTTCTACTGGTACCGGCTGTGTAAATGTAGAAAAATTTCTATCTACTACTTTTCCGAATTCAGTTGAATTGAAGACGGTTTTTTGCATTTGTACATCGTTAGCCATTTCTTATTACTTTAAATACATTCTGATTATCCACTACTGTAGTGCTTCCATCTAAAGTCGTTTGTACTAATATACGATAATATCTCTCTGGTTGCAAGCCATCCATATATACGTCAAAATAACCTCCTTGACTATCACAGCTTACTTTTGTAAATTCTGTATCGAAATTAATTATCATCTCTTCTGTATTCTCATCTCTTATTCCCCAATAAGAACCTGAAGGAAGAGCGTAATTAGTCAAATACACTGAGCTAGTTGTAAATGTTCTAACTGGGTATTTTGGTTTTGCAGAAACTCTGAATCTCTGTTTTCCTGTATTTGTGTATCTTCCTGTATTATTTGTGATATTAATAGTTGAGATATTATTTGAAAGAACTGAAAGGCTTCCTGTATTGTAAGCGCTATCATCCCATTTAAAGTCTAAATATGGAGGATATATCGTATTTGTGTCTGCACTAAAGTATTTTAATATTATAGAGGAAGTTGTATTAAATTCTAAAGCATCAGAGAGTTTTAATATTAACCCGTTATTACCGATAGTTCCTGCTTTCCAAAGCTTTACAGCTGGTGTTACATTTATGTCAATATCGTATGTAGAGTTCATAGGATTTGATTGGGTAAATTCAAGACTAGTTGCTCCTGAACCTGTATACCAGTTTCCTCCTCCTGCTTTAGATCCTGTAAAGGATCCTGTTACACCTGGTGGATATCCAGATAACAACCAAGGTGTTCCTGGCCCTGATTTTTGATAAATCCAAGAAACTCCAGATGTATTTGTAGCGATGTCTCCATATTTTCCAATACCACTATCCCATCCTCCTGTTGCATTAGAGTAGACAGGGTAGGTGTATATAGTTGTACTAACAGGTATTTGGTAAGCATCAGCAAGGTATATACCTAAAGATGCACTGTAATTATTATTCCCTATTTTTTTATTAATAACATCAGCGATTTCAGTAGAACTAAATTGTACAAGTATACGGCTTGCTTCTCCTACACCGGTAACACCAGAGTAGCCTGCTATTTCGATTATCTCATCTAATCCTGCATTAGATGAAGAAGCTTCGCTAGAAATAAATGTATCTTTTTCGGGAAATATTCTATATACTGCCATATTATAATGTTGTTATTCTTCCTTTAATATCTGTATCTGGGAATTTTACTTCAAAGATCATAGGATCATAAGAAGGGTATACTATGTTATTCCTAGTAGCTCCGTTTATGTCATATGCATACTGTGAATAGTTTCCTCCCGATAGGTTGTTTACTTGTATTTTTTGAACTGTCTGTACACCTGCTATTTGATCCAGTAATGTATAAACACTGGATAGGTTAATAGGTTGGTTTATATTCCATTTTTTAATATCAAAATAATCCTTCAATAACGTATTACACTGCAGTAATACATCTCTTCCTAAGTAGTTAGGTCTTACTACTATATCATATTGTACTTCTATATTTACAACAAAAGCATCTTTAATATTAATAGCATCTGTTAATATCATATATTCTGCTAAATATTTCTTTAAGTTATTTTTTAAAGAAGTTGGGGCTGTTATAAGATTACTGTTAAGATCGTATGCTAATGTATAAAGAGATAATGATAATGGATTACTATCGACTATGCTATCTGTACTTGAATTAGGGTTGGTTAATTGATCTTGAGTTATATAGACTTTACTAACTGTTCCGTATTTTGCTGGAAGGGATAATGCTCTAACTGTATAATCCTGTAGGGTAACTGCTCTTCCCTGTTCATTAAATGCTCTTAAAGAATTTTGTCTTAATTCTTCTACTGTATCTCCATCCTTACCTCCTGTTGCAGCTTCTGGGTTGATAAACTCTATAGAGTTGGTTGGATCTGTTATAGGAGTTATTATGTTTGTAATAGTATTTGCTGGTACATTAGAAGATACTCCTCCTCCTACTAGATACTTAATTGTTAAGGTTGTATTTGAAGGAGCTAAACCATAAGTCTGAGTATGTAAGAAGTTAGAAGGATCATATGCATAATCTATTCTAGAAATTCCTTGAGAGGTTCCTAATCCTACATTAGTTGGGTCTGGTGTTAGAACATCATCGTTTTGTCCTGTGATTCCTGCACCAAACTGTATTTGCAATTCTCCTGTTGAGGTAAATCTTGTTACAAATCTTCTAGGTACTTTTTGAAGAACTAAATTATATGGTACTAATCCGCTATCTGTTCCTAAATTCTGATCATCTATAAAGACTGTATCTTGCCCTAAAAACGGTACTTCATACCAGATTTTATTACTACTATCTGTAATTGATAAAATACCTACTACATTTGTATCATTAATAGTAATTGTTTTAAACTTCTCTGCAGTTGTAATTTGTTGAGTAACTGTCTTTACTTCTCCAGAATAAGCTTTTCTAGTTTTTGATAATCTAAATTGGGTAGGAGAAAGTCCTGAAAGAGTTTCTATTGTTACTTCTGTCGGGTCGTAAGAGCTTGAGAATGTAAAATCTATAGGAGTGTCTATGTAAAATCTAGATTGACCTGATGTAGCAGAGCTTAGTTGTGTACCTGCTGGTATCTGTAAAGCTTGTGACCAGTCTGGCTGGTCTGCTATAGCTGATACAAGGTGTGATACTTCTATGTCTACTTCTGAGGCTGTTGTAACTTTTGGACGGTATCCCATCATATAAGCTAAATTGTATAAATTTACAGGGTCTTTAGCATACTGTATGTATGTTTCTTGTAACTGTAAATCCTGGTAGAAAGATAAGATATCTCCTACATAAGCAGCCATTTCTATAAACATCATACCCGGTGAGGTAGGTGTAAAGTCGTTGTAGGTGTTTGGAAAGTAGTTCTTTGCGTACTCGATTAACTCAGATCTTAAATCTGTAAAATCTCTTCCTGTATATTTTATATCTCTATCTTGAGCCATTACTGTTCAAAGTTTATTAACAATTCGTCTTGTATGTTTGTCATGTTTATACTATAGTTTATATATAGTGTAAATGTATTTGTATCTGGGGATGGTTGTGCTGTAATTTTATTAAGTCTTACATTTGGAAACCATTTCGTAACACCTGCTCTTACAGCATCCTTTACTCTCTCCGAAGTATCTGTTGTACTTTGTCCAAAGATAAACTGTCTAAGTCCTGCTCCCATTTCTGGGTTTAGGAATCTCTCTCCTTCTTCTGTTAGGAAGAAATTTACTAGATTAGCTTTTATAGCTTCCCTGGTAGTGAAAGTGGTTGTAAATACCTGATTTGAGGTAAAAGGCAATCCTACTCCTACTCCAACACTTGGTTGTAAATCTAAAGGGTTTATCTGTTGTACTTCAAATGCCATTATGCTCCGAATCTTGCTTTATCTTTTTCTACTGATGCTTTATAAATTGCTCCTGCATTCTTTGCAAAACTTAAAGTACTTAAGTCCAAACCTGGTGCTGGTCCTGCTTGGAAGCTTTCTACAGGATTCATCCCTAATCCAGGTGCTTGAACCATATCAGAGGTTGCACTTATTAAGTCTCTATACGTTTCTTGAGTCATAGAAGCTCTCGTCTCGTTTAAAATATCCATAATTGGATCTCCTGTTCTTACAGGTTTTACAACAGTTGGTTTGTAATTCTCGTACTTAGTAACTTGCTGCACTGCTGGTGCTGCTGTTTTTGTTTGAGTAAAATTCTCAGAAAGAAGGGTAGGTAGTTCTTCTCGAACAACCTCTCTTACTGCTTCTTTTATCAATTTTTTAAAAAGTTCTACCTTCATATTAATAAATAGTTATGTTATGGTAATTGATTATCTATTCTAAATTTAATTTCATCTAGTAATACATCTGTAGATGAACTGAAAGATGGTTCTCCTCTCAGTACTATAATTCCTCTCCTATCTTTTGCAATAGCATACCTTCTAGGTGCTATTTTTGGTGAGTTTGGATCTTGTATAATTTCTAATTTATATCCTCTATATTCGTAATTAGGATCGATAGCACCTCCTGCACTATTTTCTAAACCTGTATTACCAATAGGTTGTGCTGTATTAATTAGGTCTTTTAATTCTTGTGATGAGTTGTTTGCTAAACATCCTTCAACTGCAATATCTATTGACTGTAGTTTTAACTTTAAATTTGTTAATACTGGTGATATTCTATTAACAGTTGAGGTAATTGCTGTTGCTTCGTTGCCAAATTTATCTACTTGTGTATTAATTTTATTAATTCTATCACTAAATTTATTTAAAGTACTGATAGGGATACCTATTCCTCCTACTTGAGGAGGTATTATTGCTGTTGGTGCAGGTATTTGTTTTATAATCTGTATTGCTAATTTTAATGTAGTTACTGTGATATTCAGTTTAGTAGCTATTGGTTGAAATTTACTAACTCTACCTTCTATTAAGGTAATCTGTTTTAAAAGATTATTCCTCAATGCAATTATTCTTTTAAGCTCTTCTACATTAGGACATTCATTTATAAACTTGTTTAAAGCTTCAAATGCTCGTTGCTGTACGTATGCTATAAGCTTACCTCTCATAGTGCCGACCTGGCTTGCTACTACTGCTGCTAACCCACCTCTTACTCCTCCTGCTTTATATGCATTTTTAAGCTTCTCGAAATCTTTTTTTAACTTATCAGCTTTTTTCTTTAACTCTTCTGCTTTCTTCTTAGCAGCTTCTATCTTAGCTTTTGCTTTATCAAAATCTTCTTTCGCTTTTCTTGCACCAGCAAGTGCTTTATCTATATTCTGCTGAGCAGCTTGTGTTTCTTGTTGTGTTGCCATTATTCTACGTACACTTTACTTGATAAGACTCCTCCTAGGTTACTCCTTAATACCGTTATTGATGCTTCTAAAGCTTTCCCTTCTTCTACTAAGGAAGTCACAGGCCCTCCACTAACTGCTACTGCTTGTGACATTGCAGCACTAACACTTTGTAAAGTATCTAGTAACTCATGTGCCCAATTCTGCATTGCTAATCCTCGTATTACTGGCTGTTTTAGCATTAGAGGTGCAGTTCGTGCTTTTTCTCCTAATAAAATTGTTTTACCGTCCATACAAATATAATCAGTAGCATCAAAATTTAATGTTCTAGCATTCAACCCTATAGCTTCTTTCGCAGAAATTAAAGCACTTTCTTCCTTTGCATTAATAGTAATTCTTCCTCCGTTCAATACTATTTGATTTCCTAGGTATTGACCTGAAGCTTGTGGAAGTACATCGTAGGTAACTTGTTTCCTTGTTGCAGGAGTTATATTAACTATATGATCTGACATCATATAGATTGAATTTGCATCCTTATTTACATCCTCTACAATAGGATCTATCCCATTTTTTGTCTTTATCTGCCCGTTACTTATTATGGTAAAAGGCTTTCCGTTATTTACTGTCCCTGTAAATGGATTTTTATCTGATTTATACCCTCCCATTCTAATGGATTGCCCTTGTCTTCCTTCAACTAGTACATCTCCTGGGAATGGGTATAGGGGATTTATATCTTTTAATTCTGGTATGTCTTTTCCTATTGGAAATTCAAAATCAACACCTTGAGTTGGTAATGCATTATGGTGAGGACTTCCCCATATATTCAACACACTTGAATAGTAACTTAGAACTTGACTATTATTTTCTTGAAAATCTGGAGTTGGTCCTGTTATTATTAGTACTATTTCATTAACTAGAGGATACTGTTTTACTCCATTGGTAAGAGGAAATGCAGGAGGTAGTGTTGCTTCTTTATCTACTGGTGTTAATATATCTTGGTATATTATAGATCCTATTGGTAATTTATTTCCTTGAGCATCATACAATACTTTATTTTCATCCAATACTATATCCACTACTCTTCCGAATACAGAAGTAGGTTGAGTGCTTGATCCTCCACCTGCTCCTCTCCCTGCACTGCTTATTGTATTTCCAAGAAAATAACTACCTGCCATTACTCTTCGTCTTTTTTATCTAGTTGTTTACCTAGTTCTTCACTCTGTTCCATTAGCTTTGCAAGCTCTTCTGGGTTAAAGAAGTCTGCTTCAGAAGCTTTTCCTCCTCCTTCAAGTCTCTGAACAAGTGCTACCATTTTAATAAGATGCTCATCATTCTTTACTCCAACCTCTAAATACTCTTTTATCATAGGAACAACTAAAGTTGCATCTCCTATGTTCTCAACAAGAGGTTTTAACTCTCCTATAAGAGCGTTAATCTGTTTCTCTTTATTCTTAGAGTTGTCGTAAATTTCCTTTAGAACATCAGAAACGGTCTTTTTCCCGAATATTGTTGTATCTAATCCCATACTATATTTATTTTATAAATATCTTGTGATATATTATTGAATTTCGTAACCTGCTTCTTGATACACAGTATATGTCTTATAGAAGTTTTCTTTAAGCTTTGAAATTACTTTCGTAAGAGTAGGGGTTTCACATTCAGTCATCTCTCTTATATAGATGTACAGAGCTTTCTTTTTAAAGATATCTAGATCATGTCTGGTTTTAAATAGCGTAAGAATTGCATCTGCAACTGTTTGTTCATGTGTTTTTGTAAAATCCTGTTCTAGAGTTTCATAACTCTCTTCTACGAACTTATCTACTACTACTGCTAATTTTATTTCCCTAGAATATTTTGAATCTAATTCTGATTCATAAGAATCCTCCATCTCATCAAAAGATCCAACTTGTTTTAATTTTTTATAGTTTTTATTATTATAGTTGATAAGCCATCTCTTTACAATTGTCTGGAAGTATGAAAATGCTTTAGCTCCATTGGTAGGGTCGAATCTATGTAGTTTTTCCTCTACAAGCATACTTACTACATCTAATTTTAAATCCTCTATACTATCTACATCTAGGTAGTAGAACTTAAAAGTATGAATAATATTCTCTGCTAATTTATAAAGCGGGAAATAAATCTCTTGTTTAAAAAGTTTATCTCTAAATACAGGGTCAGAGGACGCGTTATATTTTACTATTGCATCCTCTGTTCCTTGTGTAAAGTAGTAGTTGTCTTTATTTACTGGTTTTGCCATAATCATCTGGTAGACGATAGGCATTAATAGTATCTTGTATTTCTTTCATAAAGTTAAAGAAAACTCCGACTTCATCATCGGATCTAAAAGTGCCCTTCTCATCTAATTGTTCAACATAAATTTTTGATTCACTAATAAGATACGCAACCTTTCTTAAATAACCTACTTGGTATTCTATGATATCTTCTTGTTTTGTCACCTTACGATGTAAGTTCCAAGTCGTATATCCAAATACTAAAACCAATATTACTAAAATAACTGTTAATGTTATCATATTAAATTCCTTTTACTAAATTCATTAATCCTTCCGAGGCATTAACCTTTTTACCTGTCGAAGAGGTTGTCTTCTCTACTTTAGGTGTAGAAGTTCCTCCTGAAGCTTTCCAAGCATCATATTCTATTTTAGAAGCTAGGAAATCTGCTTGATGTAAGATATACACTATATTAGTCCTTAATTTAGAATCTGGATTAAAGGTCATATAATACGGCTTATTTACATCATCGTATAATCCATCGTGTAATTTAACAGCTAGATATTCTTTTTCATTCATAGCTATACCATTTTGCTGAAGGATAAATAGTGAACGGTCTTGTATAAGCATAAAAGAAAGATCTTTATTATGTGTATAAATTTCCCCTAATTTATCTCTCCTCCAGGCATCTGTTTGAGGAAGGTAATTTGGCTGCCCTTTAAAACCTATTTTACCTAAGTCATGATTAAGAGCAGCAAAAACTAACTCTTCATCTGTAAAATCAATAGTAGCACCCATTTCCTGCCATAATTGCTTTGTCTTTAAAGCACAATGAACAACACGGTTTACGTGGTCAATATACCCTCCCGGGAAGGCATTATGGTAGGAAGGTTTACCCGAAGCAGGAGCCATGATCATATCTTCTACTAAGGATTCGTAAAGAGATTTTAATTTCTCCTTACGATCTCCGGTAATAAAAGTATCTACTATCTTTAGATGCTTATCCCAATTCTTTTGTAACTGTTCTGCCGAAAAGTTCATTAAGCTTGATGTTCTGTATTTAACAATGTTTGCATATCACCTATCTTCTCTAAAAGTTCTGCTACTTTAGCATAAGCAGCTGCTTGTTCATTTCTGTGTATATGATACCCAATGTTTTTAACCTCTGCTTCAAAGCGTTCCAACTTTTGTTGAAATAAATCTTTATTTCTCATCTTTTTTTATTTATATTAATATTAGTTATTTTTAATTATTATCTTATTAATTATTTAATAATGGTTAAGTTATGAACTTTTTTTTTAAGAAGCAACTCTACTGTTCAAATATTACTTTCATCTCTTTCTTTACTGTTTGTTTATTTTCTCCAAAGGTAACATTAATGTAGATAGTTGCCGATTGTCCTATAAAATCCTGAAAGAAAGCCATAGATTGTTGAGGAGTATACGTATATCTTGAATTAGTACAGAAATATGACTGAAGTACTGATTGGTTAGCATAAAAGTCTGTATGAGGTTGAATTGTGTATCCTACTAGGTTCATAATAGAGGACTGTTGTGAAAGCTGAGGAAATGTATAAGTCTGAGTTCCTACTGCAATTGGTGTATTCATTTGATTACTTGACCACAACCCTTGGTACGAGTAAACCGGGTAGGTCCAAGTCACATTCCCCGGTAAGTAAAAGAAATTAGAGTCAAAAGACGTAATAACTAAAGGCACATTATTGATCACATAGTGAGGATCTAAAGGAGATAACTGCCCTTTTACAGTAAAATAATTCAATCCAGCATGTTTTATATGCCAAACCCCTTGCCCATCTTGATAAGTTCCAGGATGTCCCATAGTATCAATCCAGAAAGAACCATAGCAATCCCCGTTTAAACATACATTAGGTTCGATTTCAGGAGTAGAACAACTAAAAACGAATAAAGAAAGTAATAAAAGAAATAAATTTTTCAACTGTTTCATAACATTATTTTTTTGATTGTACCTAAATATACGAAGAAAAAAGGGAGGGAGCAACTAAAATCTAATTTATTTTCGAAGAATCGCCGCGCAAGATTTTTATATATAACCCGGACCCTCCAGGTTCTTCCGGGATAAACTCTAATAAATAATAGGTTCTCCAACGGTAAACAATGCTCCTACCTCGCGAATCTTATCAAAAGCCTCAAAAGGGGTAACCTTGAAAAACTCTCTAGAACCGCCCTTGTCGGAAGAAACCCTAACAGAACTAAAATGCTTATGAACGGCTTTTTCCACTCTCATAGCCGTACCCTTCTTAAGAGGTAAAGCAAATTTCGGAACCCATTCCTCAACCGTAGCTGTAGCGTTTATCGCCGTGACTCTCCTAGGAACATCATGAATGGTCATTCCTATCTTAACCAAGGAAGTATACCCGGGATTCACAAGAACGTAAACATACTCGATATCATCTGTAGATTTCTCTTTTATCTTAGAATTTTCTATACCGTGGAAATATCTCCAGGAATAAGTATTGGTATCTTTATCTACTATACCTTCAGGGGCTTCTATAAGATATTTTGCCGATAAGAAAGTAAGGAGTTTCTCTGGAGATACATGTCTGTATTTAGATTGTAGTATAATGAAGTTCTCTTTCCATGTCTTTCCTACCTTAGGGTAGGCCAAAACAGATTCTGGTGAAGAATCAACAATTGTAATCTCTCCTATTAATTCAAGGGACATAGCCTCCGAAAGACTTATTTTATCTTTATACATACTTCTTACCTTTAATTACTTAATTCTAAAGTATCCTGTCATAAATAAAATAACGACAACAGGCCAAAACATAGCACAACCCCAAATCTCTAATAATGTAAACCTTGATGTGACTTTTGTGTAGTGAATTGCTATATCAAGTATAGCTGCAATTGCAAAACCGATAACATAGTATGGTATCGAAAACATAAAATTTAAAATACTCTCTAACATAACCTTTATTTTTAATTGATTTCTATAACTAAATATAAGAATAAAGATTGTATCTAGCAACTATTCTTTAAGAAAAAGCTGATAATATTTAAAAATAATTGCACATTTCTCGTACATTTCTAATTCTTTGTAGAATTCAAGTAATTCTTCTAAAGCATATTTAATAGCCTGTAATCCGAATTCATCTTCTATATCCATCACTGTATCTGACTGTAATGCTTCAATTCTCTCAAGGTAATTTATAAGACCGTTAAAGTACTTTAGTTTTATATTTTCTCTTACGGAGTCATACCTTTCCTGGTACCTACTAGCATACATCTTATCTATAATGAAGTAATTCTCCACGCCTCTAACAACCATGCCAAAGAGTATGAAGGTATTGTCCATCATATCCTCTATCTTATGTTCTTTATAAATCTCTTCATCTCCCATGGAGAATATATTGAAAAGATCATCACTATTAAGCTTTTTCATCTTATATAAATATATACTTGACCTATAATGAAAAATTTTCCGGAAAAAAAACTGGGGGTAGTTGGAAAATTGCCCAAAAGGTTCTATATTAAATATAAGAAACAAATTCGATAGAATACAACATAAGAGGTAGGTTAGGGGTATAGGTGGTAACCGTGCTAGGGTTTAGCAGCTATATAGACCAAACTTATAGAGAGAGGACACCTTGAGCAGTAATTCTTCTTTGAAGGACTAGGATTGGATTGGTTGGGCTCATAACAACATCTCTCTTAAAGCTATGTAGTATATATAAATATATACCCCCATACCTCAATTTTCATCAGAAATATACATCTATATGTGGGGCGAGAACCCGACGGCGAACCCGTTTGAGGGAAATATACTATCAATGTTCTCTCAACTTGACCTCACCTTGACGTCACCTTGACCTACAAGAAAAAAAAAGAGGCCTAAGCCTCCTCTTCGTATTCTACCAAACTCTCAAATCGATATGTTACTACTACCTTCTTTGCCATCACATAAGTAAATCCAGTAAAACTAACTCTTCCTACTCGATCTACATTACATTCGTAATCATTTAAGACTACTCTACCATCTAAAGAAGATCTTGATTGTCTTGTGATGTGACCAGGACCAAAGCTATAGGTTGATTCTCCTTTGTACTTTCTTGGTCCGATTGTAAACATTGCTCCGTTTAAAAATTGTTCTCTTGTCATATTGTATCTTGTTTTAATTATTGATACCTAAATATAAGAACTATTACTTAAT